CAGAGCTTGATTTCTTTGTTTTGAAGATGATAAAGTTGAACGCATCCTCTCCTACTTCACAGTACCGGAGTAGATACAAACCTTTACCAGTGGATGATAATGTAGATTATTCCAGGCTGGACATCGAGGATATTTCAGATGATTCAGAAGATCGGAATGCTGAAATATTAGAGAAGCTGCATTTAGTAAGAGAAATTTATGAAAATCTGGACCTCGGAGATTTGGCAGCCCGTGTCTTTGAGTTCCATTTCTTTCAAGACGGAAACTTCTCGGAATGGAAAGGCCCGGAGACATTGAAACAGCTATATGAGATATATAACGGAGTACAAGAATTGATTAAAAAAAGACTTAAAGGAGAGAGTTTGTTCTAATTTTATTTTTAATTTTGTAAATTATTAATTTAAATACTTTTTATATGATTGAGAAGATTACAAGAAACATTGGTGCCATTATTTTAATAGTGGTTTTGATAGCTATTTTTGCACCAATTATTTTTACTCTACCGGGATTTGAGTGTTTTAATAAAACAACTACTGGACAAATTGGAGATACTATAGGTGGAACGACTGCCCCTTTTTGGGGCTTTTTGAGTGTTATTTTACTATATCTAACATTTAAAGAGCAGCGAGTTTTTAATCATGAGCAGTCAAACTTTAACAGGTCGCAACAGATTGCCAACGATTGTGATTTATTAATGAAAATAAGAGATAATATTTCTAATCTATGCAATAATCTAGAAGTGAATATTCTTAATCTGAATCCACAGAAAAATATTCAATTAAAAGGTGCCTCGCATATTGAAGACCTTCGGAATACAACGCACAAAGACAATCATATTAATGAAGATGAATTTGATAAATTATATAAAAATGTTATAGAGATAGCTGAGCTATGTTTATTATATTATAATATAGTACTACAATCGTCTTTAGAGAAAGAATTGAAGGAAGCGTTTATTCAACCTATATCAATTCAGAAAGAGTCAATAAATAGGTTGTTTTATCTTTATTTACAGAAAAATATAAATATCATCAAGACTACGGCTTCTATAGAGGATGATTTGTTCGAAAGATATAAAAAAACAAATGAACGTTTCATTGAACGATTCAAGAATGCAGAATTAGCTTTACAGAATATTCAATAATATGTTATTTGCCTCTTTTTATTTGAAAATAAGAGCATTTTCTTTTGCAATTCAGAAAAAGTTGGTATGTTTGCAGTGCCAAATAATACAGTGGGTTAGTCCCACTTCGCAGAGCGCGGTTAATGCTCACTTTTAAAGTCGGGCTTTTTTTATGCCCATACTTGAACCATAAAGGCGGCTGTCTTTCCCCTGTAGGTTTTGCTCTTCGGAGTTGGATTACTACTGTATTGTTTGGCGACATGGGAAACGACGGCCGTTCTTGTGTTCAATTTATTGCCGAAATGCCAAACAATACAGTAAAATGGAAAATTCAATTTCAATCAATGGTGCACCCACACCTAATGGGCATCGTGTAACCACAAGTATCGCTCTCCGACTTGTGAATGTGTATATTGCGTTCATCGCTCTCATTGTATCAGGTTCTGCTGATACATCATTTCCTCTCTTTGCCTGTATAGGCTGGTTTATCTCTTCAATCGCATTAATGGTTTCACTAAGGAAGGAGGATTATCATGGCTAATGAATCAATTGCCCCGGAAAGAATCATAGACAATAAACTCTATGAACAATTGCAAGCCCTAAATCGTGTCAAACTTGAGTGTGGTATCTTATTCACTACCTATTCACACCAAGGCGTAAACGTATCCGAATCAGATGAAGCTACTTTGTATAAAGACATAGACAACTGCATCCTTGCAATCTCTTACCTAGCTTGTAGTAAGTATGAGTTTGATTTAAAGAAAGGAGGTGTACTATGAAAGGTACAGCTTTTGAGTCAGACCGTAACGAAGCAATGAAGCTTTTACAAGATCTAGTTAAGATAAAAGATAGCTTATATCGTTTCGCAAGTGTAAATAATGAAGCACGTAATCCCTTTAATCCAACAATTAATAGTTTTGCAGATGATATTGGATGCTTCTGCTGTGATCTAGGGCAATTGATTGGAGCTACTATTTACAGTGATATAAATGAGGGGTATGACATTAATATTAATGTTCAGAAAGGAGGTGAATTATGATCAATAATAATATAGAACCTAAGTTTGTAGTAGATGAAGAACTCCACAACCTAATGGTGACACTGAGAGATACTAAAGAAACCTACAACCGCATCTGTGCCCGTATGAGAAAGCAAGGCGTAAAGTTGAACAAATGTAATGAAGAGAACTATTCCAGTGACATTGACGAAGTGATATCCACTGTTTCATGTATCATTAGCGAACAACTATATCACGATATACAGAAAGGAGGTCTAGCATGAATGATATAGTATTCCAAGGTTCAGAAGGACAACCTCTGACTAATAGTGTGCTTGTGGCAGAGAAATTCGGAAAAGTTCATAAGAATGTAATTAGGACAATTCAAGGATTGATTACGACGGCTCAAAATTGCGCCGTCCTCATTGCTGAAAATTCAGCAGTAAGAAAGATGTTCGTTGAAACAACTTATCTCAATGAGCAGAATAAAGAACAACCTATGTACGTAATGAACCGCGACGGATTCACCCTCTTAGCAATGGGGTTCACCGGAAAGAAAGCACTCCAATTCAAACTCGATTATATCGAAGCCTTCAACAAAATGGAGAAAGCCATAAAGGAAGTGCCAACACTCCCCTCACCGATTGACATAACTGTTTTGAAGCAATTAGTTGAAACTACACAAGTAATGGCCGCACAAATTAATCAGATGCAATCAGAATTGACTCGCCAACGTGAATTGCCAACTATACCGACTTTGCAGAATCCATTATTATCTGCCAGTGAGCAACGTATCTCTCCCCGCCAATGCAAATACTACACAGTTAAACAGATGGCGAAAGCATTAAATTCAGATGCAAGGCAACTGAATGCTTTTCTTGAATATAAAAGAGTTCAAGAATATGATAATATAAAACAGAGATGGGTATTAGATTCGTCTCTTGTCGGACGGGGGTTGACATATACGGTTATATATGAACCTGTCGATCCTGATGAAGAACCACGTGAGTATATGGTGTGGACTCCCAAAGGCAGAGACTACATTTGGGAGTTATTGCTTAATGAGAAAAGGAAATATCAAGAAAATGCTAAAGGACGTTAGATTATTGTGATAATATTATAGAACGAGGTGGGACTAAATTACAGTCTCACCTTTCTGTTTCCCATAGAAATGAGTACTCGACATTATATTTTAAGCAAAAAGTATCATATGGGACGCAAAAGCGCATATAAAGAAGAATATAATCAGTTAGCCGAGAACTATGCCTTATTAGGAGCAACAGACAAGGAAATGGCTGATTTATTTGGTGTAACCGAGCGCACGCTTAATCAATGGAAGAAGGATTATCCGGAATTTCTTCAGTCCCTAAAAAAGGGGAAGAGTATTGCCGATGCCAATGTAGCAGCAAAGCTTTATAATCGTGCCATAGGTTACGATTGCACAGCGACTAAGTTCGCTACATCTGATGGAAAGATTACCGATACCCAGGAATACACAGAACATTTCCCACCTGATACGACAGCCGCTATATTTTGGCTAAAGAACCGGCAGCCGGAAAAATGGCGTGACAAGAAAGAAGTTGACGCAAATGTGAATCTTGGTGATGAACTGGAAGGATTGAGTGACGAACAGTTACAGGCTATTATTGATGGTAAAGAAGAAAAGTAAAAGAGAAATATTGATTCGTAAGGCGAAAGCTGCTACCATACTCCGCAAACGAATAGCAAAGAATGACTTTTGGGCTTTCTGTTTATACTATGATCCGAAGTTCTTTGTTAAACGGTTATTCTTAAAGAAAGTTGCCGAGGCTTTCATGCGTGTATATGCATCATATCAAGCAAACATTATCTACCGCCTTGCTGTCAGTATGCCGCCACGTGCCGGTAAATCTTATATATCTTCTCTTTTCATTGCTTGGATGTATGGCCACTTCCCCGAAGAGTCTGTAATGCGTAACTGTTGTTCTGATACGTTATACAACAAGCTCTCTTATGATACCCGC